GGGAAAGCATGGGTGGTGAAATGGGCAAAACAATAGAAGTTAATGACAATGTTGATATGGCACAAGGAACCAAAATCACTGAAGAGCCGTATAGTGTTAAATGGGAGGCCGAAGGATGGTATAAAATATATTTTAGAAAAACATTTGTGGGTTCTGGAAGAGACCTACACAATAAAAATGTTCCCGCGTCTTTGGAGTTATTAAATGATGCTTACCAAAAAGGATATCATAATTGTTCTGTCGAGTTGTTAAATGCTAAAACAAATTAAATCATTCTTTTACTTCATTAAGCTAAAGTGGTACTTTAAGCTTGTGAAGGCTGAAATTATCATAAAAGTGCTGGATGGCAAAGCTATTCCTGCAAATTATTTCTGGCAACGGTTAGACTATATCATTAGAAAGAAGGGGAAGGTATATGAAAAAGTTCAAAGATGAAGTGTACCGGGAGATGAACAAAATATTAAAAAACCCGGAAAAGAAACTGATTCGTGCATTCTTTGTGCAAAAGGAGCTATTGAAAAGCCCGCATGACTTACGTGACCAGGATTATCTGCAAATGGAAACGATTGGTTGGGACACGATACCTGTATATGCCGTTAGAAACATGGTAAATAAAGTAGAAGCCGAATACATAGACGTTGCTCTGCAATAGGGGGAATAATGGCAAAAAGAGGTAGGCCACCGAAAAAGAAAATTACTGAGTTGTATTTGCAGTATGATATGGACAGGATCGTCGGTGAAGAATGGAAAACCCGATTTGACGAAATTCTTAATAAACGGCACGCTGATGGATGGAAATATGTGCCACCTTATTTCAGAATAGGAATAAGCGAAAAATACAACAGCCAACTCTCACAGCCGGAAATAGTATATGGTGTGCTGTATGAGAGGATCGAACAGCCAATGGAGAAAAACAAATTTCAATTAGGGGAATAAAAATATAGAAAAGTGTTGACAAAGCACTTTTTTTATATTAGTTTAGTAATATACCAAAGGGGTGAAGTATGAACATAGAAGTTAGGGAAGTTAAATGCAAGAGATGTAATCACCAATGGATACCTCGAAAGAAAGAGGTTCGTGTGTGTCCAAAGTGTAAAAGTCCGTATTGGGATAAGGAAAGGATTAAAAGTAAAAGTGTCTAAATTAAGTGAAGCTGAATACAAAAAAAAATGGTATTTAAAAAACAAGGCTCGCCTCACTGAATACAAAAAGGTGTGGTATTTAAAAAATAAGGTTGCCATTGCCAAAAGGTGCAAGGGGTATCGTTTGAAAAACAAGGTTCGTCTCACTGAAAAGAGTAAGGCGTGGTATTTAAAAAACAAAGAGAAGGTTGCAGAATATCAAGAAGAATATAACTCAAAAAACAAAGAGAAGGTTGCGGAACGTCAAAAAGAATATAACTCAAAAAACAAAGAGAAGATTGCGGAATATCAAAAAGAATATCGTTTAAAAAACAAAGAGAAGATGGTTGAATATTGTAAGGAATATTATTTAAAAAATAAGGCCACTGTGGCTGAAAAGAGTAAGGCGTGGTATTCAAAAAACAAAGAGAAGATTGCAGAATATCATAAAGAATACAACTCAAAAAACAAAGAGAAGGTTGCCAAAAGGGGTAAGGCGTGGTATTTAAAAAACAAAGAGAAGGTTGCAGAATATCAAGAAGAATACAACTCAAAAAACAAAGAGAAGGTTGCCAAAAGGGGTAAGACGTGGCGCTTAAAGAATAAGGTCAGCGTTGTTAAAAAGAAAAGGGCGTATAATTTAAAAAATAAGGTTGCCATTGCCAAAAGGTGTAAGGAGTATCGTTTGAAAAACAAGGGGCCATGTAAAGAGCGTGCTATTTTGCGCAAGCAAGTTAACAGTAGCAGTCCCTGTTCAAAGATTAAAAAATTAGTTGCAATACAGCAACTTGGTGCTAGATTATTGAGGGGCAAAATTAAGCCAGAAGAAGTTGAGATAAAATTGAAAGCAATAGAAATGGGAAATACCCATGAAGTATATGTATAATTTAACATGGAGGACTATATGTCTAAAGCAATATTTGACCCAGAGGAGTTGAGTTTACTTACGCCTGATGAAATGGCTCTTCAAAAGGAATATGTTAAGAAGCTTCGGGCTTATGCTGAAGGGAAGATGGTAAATGGTAGAATTGTTGATGGTGTGCAAATCAAGAATCTTAATGCTGGATTATCTAATGTTGCTAAAATGACCCAATCAAGGTCTGCGATGGCGCTCTTGAAATTTAATATTCTGAATAAGGGAGATAGTGAGATAAGGCAAAAAATGTTAGAAAAAAAATAAACATACCTTTTTGCACCATTAAAAAAAGAGCTTTTCTTCGGAAAGGCTCTTTTTTTATTTAAAAATAAGTTGACTTAAAATCGAAAGTTTTGTATTATATAGGTAATGGTACAATACTCAACATCTTACGACCCATATATTATATACTACTTGAAGTAGTTTAGGCGTTTAATACGCCTTTTTTTATATGTGAGGACAATTTAAGGCTATACAGGGATTCGAGCAGCTATTGTTGACATTGCTACTCGCGGCGCGGTCGAAGTTGAAATCAACGGAAGGCGTGTTAAGTATTCAGACCCTTCAAAGTTACAGTCATTACTTGAAATAATTGAAGCTGAAGTAAATGCTGAAACTTACGGCGGTTGTATGCCTGTTATATTTAAGGAGACAACGGATTAATGGCATTTCCTATTTTAGACAATTTTCTTAGGCACAGGCGCGAGAAGTATGAAATCCGCATGAATATGTATAATCAGGTGCGTAGAATGCTTTCTCATTATGATGCGGGCGAAATGGGCAGGCTTCAGGACGATTGGGCAACTACTACAAATACACCTTCTCAGAACTTCAAGGCAAATTGGCGTACCATTATAGCGCGTTCAATACATTCCTATGACAACAATCCTCATACCCAGGCCCTTCTGGGGACACTTCTTTCTAATGTAATAGGCAATGGCATACGTCCGGTGGCAATGGTTAAAAACAACGGCGGTGAGCCTGTAGAGGGGATTAATAAGGTTCTCAACGAAGCATGGAAACGATATAACGATGAGTGGGATTCAAGGCGCAAAGACACTCACGCCGAATTACAGAAGGTACGGTTTGGTGAGATTTTTCGCACAGGTTCTACAATAACAAATTTAAGACCATCGGAAAAGGGTAGCTTTCTTTCAATAACCAATCAGGTAATAAATGTACTCAGGCTGGATGATTCGAGAGACTTGTTAAGTGAATCATTTGATGACCCGCAAACGAAAAACACTGTTTTTGGTATAAACATAAATGAAAACGAAAGAGCCATTTCTTATTGGATAAAGGGGCTTGACCGTCCCGTATCTGCTGAATTAATGAAATTAGACTTCAAAACTATTCTGGCAGAGCAATATATAGGAATGCCTTGGTTAATGGCTGCACTGAAATATTTGTGGGCAAATGAACAACTAATAAGTGACAAACTCATTTCTTCGCGTATTCAGGCAATGATAGCACTTTTTATTCCCAACAGTCTAATGAGCAAATTAATGGGACAACAGAAAAACTCTGACAATCAGCTTGAGTGGAAACAAGGGCATGTTTATACTGGCAAGGTTGGTGAGGAGCCGAAAGTAATTCAGCCTGACGATTCTATAAAAGACGTTTTAGAGCCATTACAGAGGCTTTTATTACATGCCATTTCTACGACATTGGGATTAAGTTATCAGACGGTTACGCGGGATTTGGTGCGTACCAATATGGCATCCGGCAGGATTAATGTTAATGAGGATCGCAAAGTCTTCCGGGCGTTTCAGAAATGGTTCTCTAAAGATGTTTTACAGCCCGATTGGAACGTGTTTGTCCGGTATATGTTTCTTGAAGGTAAAATCGCCGGCAAGAGCATTATTGACTATAACCAGGATAAGTGGAAATATAATCAGGCGCATTGGATACCTACAGGATTTGATTTTATAGACCCTTCAAAAGAGGCTACTGCTGCAATTGAGTTAATCAATAACAAGCAAATGACCTATGAAAAGTGGTATGGAGAGCAAGGCACTGATTACCGGGATGCATTTGCACAAATAGCCAAAGAGCAGAAATTAATGAAAGAACTAAAAATAGAGCCTGTCGAAGTACAAAACGCAATGCAAAAACAGAAAGCGGGTGTTTCAGGTGATAGTGATAGAGAAGAAGACGATTAAAGACGTTCTTGATATAAAAATATTACCAGAAGGATTGGAAGCACCTAAAAGCCTACAGATATTAATTGAAAAAGGAGAAGAGTATGCCGGAAAAACTGAGGGCAGCGATAACAAGAGGACTGAAGACTGAAACCCCTGTAGATAAAAAGAGTCATATTGTCAGGGGGTACAGTGTAATATCTACAGGTGAGGCTCAGGGGCATGGGTTGGAAATAGACCATACCACTCTGGAACAAGTTGTTGAAAAGGGAAACGCTGCCAAGTTTGGCATAAAGTCTCGTTTTGGACACCCGAATATGTCCCAATCTGCTTTTGGTACGTTTTTGGGGCGGTCAAAGAATTTTGAGATTGATGGGGATAGGGTAAGGGCGGATTTGTTTATAGACAAATCTGCTTTTAATAGCCCCAAAGGTGATTTGGGAAGCTATGTTGAAGGTTTGGCAGAGAGTGACCCGAATGCGTTTGGTGCATCGATTGTATTTGAATTGGAAAGGGAGGTCAGGCTAAACGAAGACGGAACACGGGAAAAGGATGATGAGGGCAACGAACTACTCCCTTTGGCGAGGGTAAAAAGCTTATACGCTTCCGATGTGGTAGACGAGCCAGCTACAGGGGATGCTATGTTTGAGTTTTTCAGTGACACAGTTAAGCCAAGCGCGGAAATGTCTGCGTTTCTTGATGAATACTTTGAGCAGGATGGCGCTGTTGAAAAGGCTTATCTGTTTTTAAATAAATATCTCGACAACAAAGAATACAAACAACAAAAAGAAGCCCTTGAAGCAAAAATAGCAAAGGTGGTTAATATGGCTAAGGAAGAAAAAAAAGAAGAAGTTGAACTGAAATTTTTACCTGATACAAAGGAGGAAACACAGATGTCAGATAAAGAGAAACAAGAAGCTGCTGACACCCAGAAAAAGAGGGAAGAGGAGCTTAAGGAACATGCAACCGAGCAAGAGAGGCTGCGCATTAGCACTATTCAGGGAACGTGTGATGATTTAAAAATATCAACAGAGTTCGCAAAAAAGCTCATTGATGACAAGATTTCTCTTGAAAAGGCCAATGTTATGATTCTTGAGGAAGCAAAAACAAACATGCAGAATAATGTCGATACGCATATACAGGTTAATGCCGACGAGAAAGACAAGGATCTTGAAGGTATGTCAAATGCCTTTATGGTAAGGTCAAGTCTTGAGAGTGACCCCAAGGTCATTTCTGATGTGAATCAATCTGATTACCGGGGACTTTCGCTTCAAAACCTTGCCAAGAAATGTCTTATGGAAGAGGGCGTGTCCGGTGCTTATATGTTTGATGGTGGGCAACTGTTTGACGAGATGAATAAACGGTTTCAGGCTCGCCAGCTTGCACAAGCGCCAACTCAGGGAAGTGGAGATTTTGTAAACGTGCTTTCCAATGTCCTTAATAAGTCTGCGGGAATGGGTTGGGCAACTGCTCCATCTTCTTATGAAATATGGACAAAAACAGGCTCATTGAGAGATTTCAAAACTGCTGATATTCCAAGGCTTTCTGAGATGGGTGATGTACAGGACATCATGGAAGGTGAAGCACCGGAAATGGCAATGATGAGCGACATGAAAGAGCAGACCAGACTAAAGACCAAGGGAACAAAGTTTATCCTTTCACGCCAGGCAATGGTAAATGATGACCTTAGTATGCTTACAACCATTCCGGCAAAGCAGATGAGAGCGTTAAAACGCCAGATGAATAAAGATTGTTATGGTCTTATTTATAATAACAACGGTGCAGGGACAGCGTTTCAGGGGCCAACAATGGGTGAGGATGCTGCGGTTCTTTTTAATGGAACTGCTGAAACAACTACTGCGGGTGGACATAATAACTATTCAGCCTCAGCTTCCGGCCCCACACAGGCGTTGCTTAACACAGTCTTTATAGCGTTTAAGGGACACAGGGCATTAATGCCTGATGCTGGGCGTTCCGGTGTTATTCCGATGAATATCGGCCCGGAATATTTAATTTGTGGGCCTCGTCATGAGCTTGCAGCTTATAAGCTGTTTAACAATATTGGCTACAATGTAACGGCTGAAGATTCTGCGGCGCTTGGAACAAATGCTGCTAATATTCACGGCCCCGGACAACCGCGCAATCTCAAGCTTGTCATAGATATGGAAATTGACCTGCTTGATACAAGCACTCCTTATTACCCTTGGTATCTGGCTGCTAACCCGATGGATGTTGATACCGTTATTCTTTATACTCTTAACGGTCAAACTACTCCCTACACAGCTTCAGCACCAACACCCACCGGAGATGCAAGGGGAATGATTTGGGTTGTTGAGCATGATTACCGTTTTGCAGTTGGTGATTGGCGCGGCCTGTATTGTGTAAGAGGAACGAGCTAATAGAATTTTAACTAATAAATAAGGAGAATAAAATATGGCTGCAACCAGCTTAGAAGCACAATTAATAAGCGAGTCGGGGCCAACCGAAGTACAATGGACTTATACCAACAGTACGGGTGGTTCTCTGAGTGCAACCTTTGGTGAGGTTATTGGTATACCCACAGATTCGGGCTTTCGGGTTGCTGCTGTTGTAGAGAGTGGAATTAATGTAGCGACTCCGGGAACACTTGCCGCAAGTGAGGTTGGTCAGGTTCTTATTGCTGGAAGGGTTAAAGTCCCTAAAGACACGGCGGTTTCTTTTAGTCAAGGGGAAACCTGTTGGTGGGACGCTTCCACAAACAAGGCAACTAATTCTGCCACCGCAGACACAATGAGTGATTTTGTGCTTGGTAGGGTTGTTAATGTTGCGGCAACTGCGGATGCTACAGTGATTGTTGATTTGAACGAGGGGCCGTATGCGGGGAGCCTTGGTTCGTCAAGTTCCAGTTCTTCGAGTTCATCTTCATCAAGCTCAAGTAGCGGATAAGGAGAATAAAACATGGCTGCAACCAGTTTAGAGGGACAATTAATAAGTGAATCCGGCCCGACCGAAGTACAGTGGACTTATACTAACGGTACAGGCGGTTCTCTGAGCGCAACCTTCCATGAGGTTATTGGCATTGTTGGAGATTCAGCATATCGAATCGCTGCTGTTGTGTTGGGTGAAACCAATGTGGCAACGGCGGGGACTATTGCTGATGGCGAGGTTACTCAGGTTCTTATTGCTGGAAGAATTAAAGTTCCCAAAGACACGGCGGTTTCTTTTATTCAAGGACAATCAGCAAGGTGGGACGCTTCCACAAATAAAGCTACCAATGCTGCTACGGGCATCCTAATGGAAGACTTTACATTGGGTAGGGTTGTTACTGCTGCGTCAACTGCGGCGACCCATGTAATAGTTGATTTGAATGAAGGGCCGTATGCTTTTAGTTTGGGTTCAAGTTCTAGTTCTTCAAGTTCTAGTTCTTCGAGTTCTAGTTCTTCGAGTTCTAGTTCTTCGAGTTCTACTTCGAGTAGCAGCTCGTCAAGCTCGTCAAGTTCCAGTTCCAGTTCCAGTTCCAGTTCATCTTCATCAAGCTCAAGTAGCGGATAGGAGGTAGAATATGACTATAACGATAATAGAAGCACAATTAATTAACGACTCCGGCCCGACCGAAGTGCAAATATCCTATGTGAATGCTGGTAGTGCTTTATCTATTCGCTATCATGAGGTTATTGGCATTGAAGGAGATGCAGATAGACCTATTGCAACTGCAACATGGGCTTCTACCCAAATAGCCACAATCGGGACTTGTGCAACGGATGAGACTGTGCAAGTTTTGTGGGCAGGGCGGGTAAAAGTTCCAAAGGATACAGATGTTGCTTTAGTACAGGGGCACACTGCGTGGTGGGATGCTTCAACAAACAAGGCAACGACTTCTGCGGTTGCCAGCCACGACGATGATTTTGCGTTGGGGTTAGTAGTTGACACTACAGTTGCTTCTGATACCGAAGTAGTTGTTGACTTAAACACAGGGCCGCACAGATACACCGAAGGCTCATAAGAAGTCGTTTATTGGCAATTTAAGGGGGGCGGGGCTTTGCCCTGTCCCTTTTTTTAGTAGGGGTGATTATGGCAACGGATTTAGAATTAAAAGAAGAATTTGTTGATGTGTTTCTCAACTCAGGATTTCAGGAAACAATCACATATACACCCTCTGGAGGAACGGCAAAGAGCATAAGCGCTATTGTTTATAGAGAAGGGACTACCCAAACAGTTCCTTCCAGACGTACCGGGGCAGGAGAAAATAAGACTATAACGAGAAGGTATGATATTCAAATACACATTTCAACAGATGCTACAGACGGTATTCAGAGTGTAACAGTAATGAAAGACACGGTGGCCCTTAAAAGAAAGGTTAATGATTCTTCTAATGAAACTTTTCTTGTCAGGGGTATTATTGAAGAAGACACAGGAGCGTATTGGTTGGGGTTGGGATAATGACAGCAGTTCTTATAAAAGGAAGATTGAAGGGAGACAAAGAAGTTGCAAGGGCTTTAACCTTTGCTCCTGAAATTTACTTTGCCGGGTTAAGGGCATGGTTAAAAGATGAGCGCGTAAAGGTCGTTGGTACAAAAAAATCTACAAAGGGATATAAAAAGATTTTATCTAACAAGCCATTGAGAAGACGAAAGGGAACTTGGTCAAAAAAAGTAACAGGTCTTTTTAAAGGACATATTCCATTTGTAAAAAAAATTGGTGATTTAAAATTACAAATGGGGATTTTTGGTAGACATCACTTACACAGAGCATTGGAAATGATGCAAACAGGTGGCTCTGTTTCTACTCATAGACAAATGCCTGTGCCTATATATAGAAATTTAGAAAGAAGAGGAAAGTTGAGTCCTGTTCATCGAGGGAGTGCAAAAACAGGAATGGTATCAGCAATTTTTAGAAGAATGTCATTAAGGGGTATGGTAGGAATAAAAAGTGGTGGGACTGTTTTGTATTATGATCCTGAATCAAGAAAAAAGCGGGGAAGTGGATTTAAAAGAAGTGGATTGCTTTTTATTGGTATGCATAGAATAAGAATCAAGAGACAGTTTACAGGAAGATACGATTTAATACAGAGATTTAAAACTATGCAACCTGCTATAATAAACAGAGGACAAACAGCAGTAGATAAATCTACTCGACAGGTTGAAGCATTAGCTCTGCACAAGGACGATAATCCTCATGGCATCAAATTAAATCCTTCTGTAAAAGAGGGTGATATATGTGGTGCTTATGCTTATCCTAAAAATCATGGGGCAAAAGTACTGGATGAATGGTTAATATTGATTGTAAGTACCAGTGTTTCATTAAAAACATTAGAAAAAATGAGCTTGCAGCCAGTTTACAGAAGTATAAAAACATCAAAGATTGTATCTCATGATTATTATGATATGATGGTATGTAGCAATATGGCTAATGATTCTAATTATGTAAAAGTGACAAAGGCACGATACTCGATACCGTTTAATGATTTACTTTCAAAAATTGCAGGAATCGATTTTAAAAAGGTTAGAGACCCGAAAAAAAAATATCAGCCCTGTAAAAAAGCTACTCAATTAGTAAAAGATTTTGATGGTAAAGATGGTAGATATTTAATTGAGACAAAAGATGTGGAAACATTCACAAGTGGAATTGGTGCAGAACAAGAAATTATTATTAATTTGGATTCTACACCAATTATTTATGATAAAATATCAGGCAAAATGGTTACTCCTCTAACGTTGGTAGATGCATAGTGGCTTCATCTCGTAAAACAGGCACAAATGAAAACGTCCGTACTTATGGTACTGGCAAGGATTATACAGAAGGGCAACTTGCTGTTTGGGAGGCAGCTACCGATAATGATTTGGTCACCGCTACTCAAAGTGAAGTGTTGGAAGTTTACAAAGAGGGTGGCGGTGGTGGGCTATGGGATGAAACAGCTGTTACGATTGCTGACGCAATAAGCAACTCATCTTATTTCCGCATAGTTCGTCCTGCGTCAGGTGAAGGGCATTCTGGAATACTAAAAGACGATGGGAGTATGGCGGGTTTCCGGTTTACTACAGATGACTGGATGATTGATGTGAGGGATGAGTATTGTCAAATTCAAGATATCGTAGCTAAGTTAAATTTAAACAATGCTAGTGGTGTATTTGCTATTGGCCATCTTAGAGCTAATCATTCATATATTGTAGGATGTATTGTCTTTGATAGTCATAATGTGGGTGCCGGGGAGGTCGGTGGTTTAGGTGCTTATAGTCACGATGCAGGAGAGTTTTGTGGTGTTATAAATAGTTTA